TAAACTGACTGAGGTACAGGATGTCTGCAGGAGTGCGGTAATTCTCCGGGACGCGGGTAAGCACTTCAAAATGCGTTAAGCCCGTTATCTTATCCACCCAATGGCTGCAGTCCCACTGCCATTTGACATTCATCGATTCAGTTCCTTCTTCCTGGCATTCTCCCGTGTAGCCGTTCTTTTCGGTTTCATAGGGGACGTACCATTTGCAGTCGATACAGTGAGGGTTATTCCCTATCTTGTGAGCCATATAGTCACCTCGCGATTAAAACGGATCAAAGAGGTTCTTACAGTAGTTTTCCGGAGGATCTACTGTCGTCTCACCGTCAAAACCTGTCGAATAAATAACCTCAACGGTGTCCTTCTTCTGCCTTTTGAGCAGTTTCATATCAGACCGGAGCTGACGGTTTTCGAGCCTGAGCTGTTTGATCGTGTCTTTGGTAAATATCGTCATGAAAGCCACTCCGCCGGCAAAACCTACTGCCAGGAGAGCAAGTGAAAGCAAAAAGAATAAAAGTTTCATAAATAACCGCCTTTCTATATGCAGCTATCGCTGCGGATTGTTTGATTAACGGATGAATATACAAGCAGGGGCAACGCCGACGGCACCGACCGCGCTGTTGTTGCCCAACGAGCCGCCGGCGTACACGCCGCGGACATCGACGGCGTACCACGGGGAGGGAGACCGGAGCCACCACCATGTAGCATCTCCGTCGCCGTCTCTGTAATCGTCATAAGGGACGCGGTTCGCATATCTGATATATTCATGAATTGAGAGTAAGAAGACCGGATCGGCATAGTAGCCTGTTTCGAGCTCTTTGCCGTTTTCCATTAACATGTCGGGGAAGTGCTTAATAACTCGGCCCTCAAGTTTCGGAGCGAGCTCCTTGAGTAAGAGCTTCCTGATGTCCGATTTCCTATAATTCTGGTCATTAGCCTCCGAGAAAACGATGTTATCCTTCCAGAGCTTCGCCATTATAGCGAGGACACCCTCGTCTCCGCCGCACTCTTTTCCACCCATTTCCTGATAATTAGGATCCAGACACACCCATTCAAAACCACAATAATTGAAGTGGTCGCCTTCTTTAATGTTGCTAAAATCGGGTTTCTTGTCTTCGATGAGCTTTAGCTTTTCCTGAAGCTCCGCAATCTGCTGTTTGATGTCTTCAGCAGACAATTCTTTCTTCTTTGCCATTGTTAAACCGCCTTTCTTGATTTGAACTGTTTGTCAAAATCTCCTTGAGTTTCGAGCTTGTGTTCTTTGACGATGATCGCGTTCCAGATGGCACGCTTTTCGTCTTCCGTGAATTGCTTTTTGCCGTGGAGAACGTCATACAGTCTCCGGACCGACATACATCCCGCGCTCGCAAGTTCATCCAACGTTCTGAAATATCTTCCGAGTTGAGGATAAAGACCGGAGCGGATCATGATTGTTCCCTTGTAGCCATTTCGGGTACACACTCCGTAAAAAAAATACGCATGAAAGTATTATCATCCAAACGGAGCGCCTGTTTGAGAGCCATAATCTCGGACTGTGAAAAAGACCTACGGCCGCTGATCTTTGCGTTCAAAGACTGTCGTGTCATGCCTATTTTGTTAGCCAGGAACGAAATTTTGAGACCGCTGTCCTTAATGTATGACCTCAGTAATTCATAATTCATCGTTTTACCTCCTTCCTCAGTATGTAGCCGTTTCGGGTACAATTCGAAAATACCACTTTGTAGATTTTCCGTCAACATATTTTTCCGTTTTGTTGACAAATAATGTACTTTGTCATTAAAATGACATTGACGGAGGCGGTTATATGAATAAAGAAGAAGCAAAAAAACAGTTTGGTAAAAACCTTAAAGAACTCAGGCTCAAAATGAATATGTCTCAGGATGAGCTCGCAAAGAAAATCGGATATAAGGGAAGATCTGCTATCAACAAAATAGAAACTGGTGTAAATGATATGCCGAGAGAAACTGTTATCCGGTGCGCTGAAGCTCTGGGTGTTTCGCCTATTGAGCTTTTTAAGGAAACAGTTGAAATTGAAGACACGGAAAGCGCAACAGATAACGATAGGCTCATCAAGTTCGGTAATTATATAAAGGCTCTTCGTGAAGCTGAAGGTTTATCACAGGAAGAGCTCGCAATTAAGTCAGGCTTCGCTGGAAGAGCTGCTATCAGTGCCATTGAAAAGGGAAAGAATTATATCTCTATTGAAAAACTTCCGGAACTTGCTTTTGCTTTGAATACCACACCAGGAAACCTCGTTAATGTTCTGGCTGAAGTCAAAGAGGAATCTTTAACCGCAGGACTCACTCCCGAAAGCATCATAAAATTAAGAAGCTATGCAGATTATTTGAGATCAAGTCAGAATCAGGAGACTTAACAATGAATGAACCTATTCCCAGATGGGACGGCCGCCGCTGGCGCATACAAGTCAGAAAAGACGGGAAGCGTTTTTCGTTCTCTTCATCTGTGCCGGGTGCAAAAGGCCGCAGAGAAGTTCGTCAGAAATATGAGCGCTGGTTCTACGATGAAGGAACCGGAGAGAAGACTGTGGGCCGTATAGCCTCCGAATATCTCGCTGACGTTCTCGCCAGATGCGGAGAGAACTCCGCAGCATACGAACAATATGAGTGTTATTTACGCAATTATGTGCTTCCTGTGTGCGCGAATAAGAAAATGAATAGAATGACACTCCGAGACTGGCAAGGCATCATAAACGGCGCCACAGGCGAAAATAAGCCACTATCTGAGAAGACTTTGAAGAACCTCAAAGCGATCATCAACGCTTTGATTAAATTCGGATATGAAGATTATCAATGTGAGCCCCTCCGAGGCTCCCTTTACATTCCGAAAGGACATTCGAAGAAAGAAAAGGAAGTCCTGGATCGTGATGACGTTCGCAGGCTGTTGGAACCTTCAAGGCTCTGGTATCATCCCGCCTTTTGTCTCGGTGTCTTGACCGGACTCAGGCCCGGAGAGATCCTCGGTCTTCAGCTCGATGACGTCAAAAAGGATCGAGTCTATATTCACAGAGCCATAAACGCTCGCGGTCATATAACTCAGGGAAAAAACGAAAATAGCCGCCGAATGGTCCCGATCGGAGAGCTCGCCAGCTCCATCATCCGCCAGACCATCAAACGAAACGAAGATGCTAACCTGCAAACGGAATGGATCTTCTGCAGTCCAGACGGAAGCCAGGGCAAACAGAACGGCATGAGGAAGCACTGGACGAAGCTGAAAGCCGAGCGTGATCTTCCCGGAACCGTTTACTCCCTCCGACATACATTTATCAGTTTAATGAAGAATGTCATGCCCGAGGCGATGATAAAAGACATTGTTGGTCATAGCACCAGCATGGACACATTCGGCACTTATGGCCACATCATGAAGGAAGATGCGAGACATGCAGCCGAGATCATTGACCTAACCCTGGGTGACAATTTGGGTGCCAATAAGTCCACATCGGGCGGACATTAAGCCCATATCGAAAATAAAAAGCCTTATTTTACAGACATTCTCGGCACTGGTGCCGAAATAAAAACGAGTTCAAGTCCCGTATGCTCCACCAAACGGATATTTGACTTTATTGCGTTTGAGCGTTTAGTCCATTTATTAGGGTGCCATTTGGGTGACATTTGTGATAAAATGATGGATACGTTTAAGATCAATTTACCGACCAAAAGAAAAAGCCCCCGGCTATCATGCCGAGGGCTCTTTCTTTGCAAATATGGAGGTTCAAATACGGTTTTCCGTTGAATCTCATTTGTTAAGCGGCCGCGTATTTCGGGCGACCAAAGCCGTATATCTTTTTGTTGCTCTTGCTGATCTTGTGCTTCCTGACCGCCTGATATTTAACGCCGTTTATAATGACAGTCTCGTTGCCAGCGGTGTAGTAATAATACTTCGAGTCAACCTTGTAGACCTTGCCCGTGTGTGAGAGCTTGCCCTTGCTATTCTTGAGGAATATCTGGTCGCCATACTTGCCCGTCTTGGTCGTTCTCTTCTTGGCCTTGTAGTATTTATAACTCCAACCGACACCAGCTCCCGCTGATTTAGCGGGCTGACAGAGTACGGTCTCTGCGTGCTTTGCTGACTTGGCGACATACAGAACGGTCCAGTCATTATAAATATCACACCAGTCCGCGCATCCGTACTTCTTGCCGTTGTAGAATGTCGGGTAATTGGTGTCTATCCACTTGGCATACTTGTCCTTCTTGCCTTTGCATTTATAGCCGACCTGGGACAGCGCCACCGTGACCGTCTGCTTAGCTGTGGGAATCATACGTCTTCCTCCGTGAGAGTCTCTTCAAAGTCCTCCACGTCTTCACCTTCATTCTCATCGCCGTCTTCTTTGTCATCGTTGATAGGAACTAAATCACCTTTTACGTTTATCTTGACGGATTGCTTGTAAACCTGATGCGCTCCGGTTGCTGCGAGTCCAGAACCGATTCCGACAAATAAAGCCGTCATCCAATTCGTGGCAGGAATAAAGTCGGGTATTGTGTAAAAAGCAACGATGGCGAGAATGCCACCGGAAAGACCACACAAAAAAGGAATAAACGAGTCAAGGACCTCATTACCAACCTTTTTCAGTCCTATTCCTATCCAAAAACAGATTCCTGCGAGAGGCAGGAAGACTAAAAACTGTATATCATTCATTGTCATTCTCCTTCTTTCGTTGAAATGTAAATAAGGACAGCCAGGGCTGTCACAAAGAAGCCCACAACAGTGAACTTCAAGAGTTCGGTCAGAATCGTTTAGATCTTGCCCTCCTTCGTTAATTGTTCAAAGGTCTCCTTGATGTGTTTATTCGCCGTCATTGTGTAGGAATTCTTGAATTTCGGATGTTCTTCACAGTAGCGGTCATAAGTGTCACAGTCGTCGAGCTGTTGACGGAAGTATTCCGCAGAGTGATGTATTCCGTTTTTGAGCTCGTCGGAGAACCGGAGGATGTGAGTCCTGGCAAGGACCGCCTGATTCTCGTCCATCTTGTCCGCGAGCTTGTCGATCTTCTGATCTATCTCTTTCACTTTGTCCTTCCTCGAGAAGGCCAGAGTGATGAGGAACTGGATAAATGTAAACAAAGCGCCAGAACCGATAACAGCTAACACAATGGGCATGATTATATCTTCTTTCATAGGCATCGCCTCTTTTCTTCGGCGAGGTCACGCAGTCGCGTCAATTCTGACGCGATCGCGTCCTCTACTTTACTCCGGGCGATAACTTCGGCCTGTTTGTTGATGATCTCGGCTTGAAGTTCTATAATCGCGCAGAGCTTCTCAATGGTCTCGAGCGACGTCACTCAGTAGGTGCCTCCGGCCATTCGATCTCAAAGGGAAAACCCTTCTGTTCGGGAAGATCACGGAGAGCCTGACGATAAGGCTTATAAAGGTTCTTGTGTTCTGTCGACCTGTCTGCGCAAAGATCCTTGTCAGTTACGTCAAGGAGTTTGTTGCGGATCTTCCTGGCATACAT